GCCTGATTCAAGTATCGCTTCGAGGTCGTCCTCGAATAAAGCTAGGTTCTGTATTTGCACTTCTAGCTCATTAACATCTAGACAATATATGCCTTTTTCTGTTTGGTAGATCACTAGTCGGTAGTCGGGTACGTCTCGTATGTCATCTTTATTAATGCATTTCCCCCGCCACTCATTAACTGTCACGTTAGGTAAATAAGACGTATCGTCAGATCTCGTAGGGACTCTCTCTGTGCTATGATTAAGTTGGTAGTACATATTGCTGAGAGAGCGCGTTGTACGCTTCTCTCTAGCTACTATCAATGCTGCGTTTCTCATGCCTAGATTGGAATCTCCACCGATAGTGGTATGAGGGAGCATCTGTTGGGGAGTGAGAGAGACAAAAGTGGTTGGATTGTACCATCCCTCTTTTACTCGTTCACGAAAGACGACCGCTTCCGGTTCATTAAGATAAGCCAGTATTGTTGCTACACGGTCGATGTATTTCTCCGCAGTTGAGGGTGAAAATTCCGTCTTAATAGCTTCACATGCTGCTAAGGCAAACGCCCTTTCATCCCCGTCCCCTCCGGTAATCCTACTTATCGCACTAGCCATACTGGAAGTACAAGTACTCACCAGCAAAGGAGTGGCTGGTTCCCCGAGGAGTCTACGCATACGCCCAGCGCGTCCCTCTCTCTGTCGCTTATACCAACTGGCCTTTTTCGCAGCTGTCTCGTCGTTCTGCACGGCCATCTTTGCCGGTGTACCCGGTCGCGCGACACGGTAGGCTACATAGAAGTCAATGATTCCACCACTCGTGTAGGCATGTAGAACTTCTCCTTTTTGTTCATTCCTACGTGACTGCCTACCACACAATAGTTTATAGAAACTCTTTTTAGCCCTATACAACTTTATCTTCTTCCCAGTAGCGAGTTCAACTTCAACTGCGTCTGCAGTCTTAGCATACTTGGATATATCCATTCCTTTGCCAATGGGAAGGATGTAACAACCACGAACTACGCCTTCTAGCCACGGTGCTCTTTGCTGGACTCTTACACATGGGTCTTCGCGATAAACACGCCTATATGGTCTTGGCCTTTCCACCACTTCTTTACCATTGACGAGCTCCACCATAATAGTACTACGACGAGATTTAGATTTACGTTGTACCTTAGGTGGTGGTGGCTTCACCACGTCCACTTCCACTTCCACATCCTCCACCACAACCTCCTCCCTTTTTTCGCCTTCTAGAATCTCGTTGATTCTTCTTTGCTCTGCTTCCTCTTCATCGAGCTCCTTTGCTCGAGACTCGATGACTCGCCGCACGCTGGGTTTCTCCATGTAGTCATCCCAGAACTGTTGTGATCCCTTCTTATCTTGAGAGAGATATGCTTTGATGAACTTTCGATACTCCGTTGAAGGTAACAACGTCAACACGCCCGAATGACCTAAGAATAATTGCTGACGAGTTCGGCGATTCTGCCAGTCGGGGGTGGCCGTCGCGAACTTTCGCATTACCGAGAGTAGCTCGTCGTCGTCCTTTATCGTGGTGGTCTGTTTTAAGAAAACTCTCACATTATCTTCTTCCTCTCTATACTTGTTGAGCTGTTTTAAGGTTGGTCTCCTCTTCCCCTGCCCTGATCTCCTCCGTGCGGGTGTAGGTTTGTTTTGTTTTCGATTCTGCTTCCGAAACTTTTTCAGGAGTTTTGACATAATTCTTTTATAACATGATGTTAAATTTTATATTGGTACAAAAAACATAAATGAAATCTGAAAAGGACTCCTCCCCCTCAACAAAATGATCGCACTCCAAGACAAGATTAACATCAGAAGTAACCATGAAAAATCTTTACTTCTTTTTCCGGATGAGACGATAATAAAAATATGGGACTGTCTTTCCAGTAACAAAGATATGGTAGCATTACGCAGCTGCTGTAAGCAATTCAAAGCTCTATGTGATGAATACGGGTATATAAGACATATAAATCTCTCTATGAATGCTGACTACATGAACTTGCTATTCTTGCGCAATTCCGGCCGCCATAACCTGAAAGGTTTACGATATCTTTCTGTCAGTGGCTTTAACTCTCCGGCCCATTGGATACCGTTCCCATGGCCTATGCACACTATATTCACTAACTGCCGGATGGGTGCATCTCTGATCTCTCCCCCCTTATCACCAACTACGGAGTTAAGGGTAATAGACTTCGGTAGGGGAATACTGCGCATGGATTGGTCCAAAGTCCCTAAGCTTCGGTACTTAGAGCTACAGGTGTACGATGCCGATATCTCAGGTCTGGTCTCGTGTCAGGGCCTGGAACATTTACAGCTCTACTTCAAAACTGGGAAGAAGGAACTTCCCACGTGGGTGGCAGACCTCCCAAATCTTGTCACGATCCAGACTAATCTGGTACCTGAGGGTAAAATGCATTTCCAGTCCAAGAAGCTGCGTATCTGTTTGGTACCGAAGAAAAGAAGGATAAAGATAAGGGGAATTGCGTGGCGACTACCAGATCCTTGCACTTGCGGAATAGAGCATTGTGTAGCGCCATACAAGAACAGCCCATACGAACACTTCACTGCTGAGTCTAAGATCGTGCCGTGGCGCCACCTGATGTGCGAAGGATACACATTAAATTGCTAAGAAAATATTATACGCTCGAGTATAATATTATAAAAATTTTCTTTGTATAATATAAATGTCCTCTCAATTTGGAACAATAAACGGAAGTTTTTCTACGATCACTTCTAACGCTGGGCAAATCCCAGTAGTGAACGCCGGAGAAGTTGAAACTTACAACGCAAAAGTAAATAACTTTCTCAGTATCGATGGACACATCTTGTCTAACGCTAATGTTGCGTCTGGAGGTATGCCTCCTCAGCTTCCGGCGGCAGGCGGCCGTACAGACCGCTTACGCGTCGAGCCATCTCCCGATTTTAATCCGAACGCGTTTCAAACTGATCCTCAGTTTGTCGGTGCAGCTACTGATGTATGTGGTGTCGTTATATTTATGCAGATCGGTACGGGTCAGCAGCTAAAGTCGGTGATCAGAGTCACGTATGGAACACCTTACCCAAGCAATCAACCTGTAGATGGTTTTGGTCGGGCTCCCCAACCTGTTGTGTGTATTTCCCCACAAAATACAGCTCTAGATTCAGTCTTCGTGAGCGCATCCACCAACACATTTTTTGAGGTTACCTACCGAAATCCACAAATCACGGTGGATACCACACAAAGTTTCAGTTACATCGTGATGTATCCTATCCTTGGACCTCCCAACGACCTCTAAGCGGCGCCTCCATCATAAAAATGCGTATCTCTTCAATGATTATACTAAGATTTAGTATAATCTACTTCTTATGTCGTCTCTTCTTCTTGGGATACCGCTACGTGAGTCAACCTAACTTTGTAGTTTAAATGATTTAACAGCTGTTAACCTCATTCACCTGTTGCGTATTTAAATGTCCAAAGTCTTGCTTGCGTGTCGTGAGATATCCGGTCCTCTACCAATAGATTTGCGATACTCGGGACTAGAGGATCGCTGGGATTAGGGTCTGTGAGTAAAGAACAAAGAGACATCAAGACCTTGGAGATAGTCAGAGCAGGACTCCACTGATCCTTCAGGATATCGAGACATATGTCTCCTCGACTGCTAATATTACAGTGATAAATCTTAGTAGCAAACTTTAATAGTGGAGGTTTGAAAGGATAATCAGGAGGGAAGGTTATAGTAATAACGAAGACCCCTCCTTCGTATGGACTTCCTTCCGGTCCCACGATGGTGGCTTGCCACTGAAATAAATCATCATCAGCTGGCCCAGCTGTACACATTAGGAGCGGCTCCTCAAGGAGCTCCTTAAGCTCCTTCTTAATTCTTTTAAGTGCCATGGTTTTATCGTTACTCAATATTGATATCTCTAAATTCAACTTTAAGAATGAAAGTGAATACTACTTTTTTCTTTGAGAAACCGAATAAATGACCTATTTAGTATTCAATTATGGAACTATGAATAGTAGCAAGACTGCCAATCTGCTGATGACAGCTCATGCTCTACGTGCACAGGGCAAGTTGGTGATCCTCATGAAACCTTCAGCTGATCACAGGGATGGAGCCAGAATGATTACCTCTCGAGTAGGTCTCAAAGCAGTGGCTGACATAGTACTACACCCAAATAATTATCCTCTTGAGGTAGGAGATAAGGAACCCTCACATGTTACCGAGCTGAAGATTCCATCCGGGAAGAAGTCTCTGATCGCTGCAGCGGACATGGTACTCGTTGATGAAGCCCAATTCCTTTCTGTCAAGAACGTCGAGAAATTACGGGAAATAGCCAGCCAGTATCGGACACCCATCATCTGCTACGGACTACTCACCGACTATCGTACAAAGCTCTTTCCAGGTTCTCAACGGCTCATAGAACTCGCCGATGCTCTCAAGGAGATTACGTACGACGTTAGTCCTTCACTCGGGGACTGTTGTTCATGTAAGACCAGCAAGGCGATCGTGAATAGCAAGTTTGTTGTTGGCGATGAAGGTACAACGATCATCAAGGAAGGATCGGCTCTTCCAGATCTGGGGGCCGAGGAAAAATATCGACCATTATGTTGGAGTTGCTGGACAGACGCGTAGTATGACCAACTTTCTTCTTATACTGTGTACTCCGTATAAGAATCTATATGTAACCACACTTCTCTACGGTTTCGACCCTTCCGCTTGCGCCTCGGACGAGTTTGAAAGGTTTGCCACATCCCCATACGAGTCCTTTTGCGACTAACTCATCGCAGATACGCTGAGGAGCATGGGGAGGTACTTGTTGGCCCTGATTAACTCTCAAAATATGTGCTTCCTCATAATCGGAATCTGGTGAAGGCTTGACCATTACTTTATCTCCTGTGCGAAGCTGGGTACCTTCTTCACTCTCTACGTCGCTCAAGGGGACGTGGACTCGCACTGTCCCACTTTGGAACCTCACCATATACGTATCCTTCATTTGGCCATGTCTGAAAATACGGCAATTAACCTGGTTGTATTCTACTTGAACAGGCACCCCACAGTGAGGGCATTCGAATATGTAACAGTTGTCGCCTGAAATCCAGTCAACCGGTTTACTCTCCATGTTTTTATCCTTACAAACTCCCTCTTAAATGTTAATCCAACGGACTTGCGTCCTGTTCACCGTAATTTTAAAATAACCTTACTAATAAAGTATATGATGAAAACAAAAATACTCAACTATGTGATTATAGTAGCACTAGTGTTAGCACTAGTGTTAGCACTAGCTTTCTTGATATACACCATATTAAGGAAACCCAAGTGTAACTGTACAGGGGCGCTTGATCAAATTCCTGCGCACTCATACACTAGCTGCAGCCAGTATAAGAGCTCCAGTGGATGTAAGAAGAGCAAACTTAACTGTCAGTGGGACGGCTCATCCTGTAGCTCCGCTGGTGGGGATCCCACTCCTCCTCCACCAGGGCCTACTCCCAGCGGAAAAGGAGTGAGTGCATGGATGGGGAACAATGACTGGATCCTTCAGATCAAGTTGGGGACG